CCTATTGAACCCATAACGCTACCAAGCAAACTAGAAAACAGTTTTGTAGCTTGAGCTTGGATAGCAATGCGTAGCAAATCTTTGATGACAGAGTTTGCGAAGTCGCTGAACTTGAATTTGCCGGTTTGCACAAACTGGTCAATGGCATTGGTCATGTTGCCATACAGGGAGTCAACCATAGACTCAACTGTCTGCGCATTGTTGATAGCCATTTCCTGATACTTCTTGTAGGACAAGCCTAGTCCGCCAAAGTATGACTGTTCGATTTGTTGCTGGTACTCAATCGCGCTGGTGATTTGTTCTTTGTATGCTTCGGTCGTTTCGTTGATCTTGGCAATTTGCGCGTCAAGCATATCAATTACTTTTTGATCTGCGTGAGTCTCTTGTGCGATTTTCTTTTTGTCTTCTAGCTGGGCAATCTGTTCTGCGCTCTTTTTGCGGAGGTCATACATTGCCTGCTCAATCTCTTGCTGGTCTTGCGTCATGAAGACCATTTTGGTTTTGAGATTGATGCCTTCGACTTCGTATTGCAAGCTGGTCTTATACTTCTCGGTGATTTCTTCAATCGCGCGGAGTTCTTTGAGAAGCTGATTCAGTTTTGTGGCTTCGTCTTTTGGCGGCTTGATGATTCGATCTGTGCCACCACCGCCGCCAGACGAAGGGGCTGATTTTGGATTGAGCAGGTCGTGTGCCTCTTTGCGTAAGGCAACCTGTTTTAAGATTAGTTCATTGTCGCGGTTAAGCTTCTCGCCAGTCTGTCCCCAGTCCAAAGTCAGAAAGTCTTTGGCTCCGTTGTACATTTGTTCCATGGCGATGCCGGCATTGGCAAAAGCATAGTATGTGCCGACGAGGATTTTGTTCAGACCAGAGAATACGTTTTCAGCAATGCCACCGTCTGAAATGATTTTGTCGTAGAACGCATTAAGCGTAGGCATTAGGTTTTGCGTAAAGATCAAGTTCGTCTGCATAACTTTTTTTGCGAACTTGTCGTGCAGGTCTGCCGCCTGTTTTACTGCGTCTTGTTGCTTCTGGAATAGTTCGTTTGACTTGTGCAGTTCATCTGCAAAGCCGGACATGTTTACGCCTTTGATGCCCTTGCCAAACAATGCAACGGAAGCCCCGGTCTGCGCGGCTTTGTCGCCCATTTGAGCAATGCCGTCTACAGTCTTTTTGAAGATGTTTTCGACGTTAGGGTCGGCCAAGTCTTTGAGGGTTACACCGATTCGGGTAAATGCCTCTTGTGCGGTCTTCGAGCCTTGCGCTGCATCGTCAAGCGTTTGGTAAAACTTGGTGATGACCTTCTCTGCGCCTTCGGCTTTGCCGCCGGACATCTCAAGTGCTTCTGAAATCTGGAGGATAGAGGCAATGCTCATATCCGTGGCGTCTGCAAGGTCTGACATTTGGTCAGCCATTTGCATTGCCTTGACGCTCATTGCAGCAAAGGCAGCAACACCGACTGCAGCCATCGCCGGGATTTTAGCGGCAAAGTCGTCTAGGTTACGCCGTGCGCTTTTAAGTGCTTGTTGAAACTCTGCTGTGTCCAACCCCAGAATTACGCCAAGCCGAGAGATGTTTGCCATTAGTGTTGACCCTCAAACAAAACAGACGGCGCGCCGGGAGCCATCATTGCGAAAGCCAGTAGATTCTTACTGACCTGTGCCTTCTTGTCTTGTTCTGTCAGCGGCGGGTACAAGTAGTCGTAGGCCTGCGGGATTATGTCTCGCAGTTTATACGGGGTCGCGCCTTGACGCAACATCTTATTGAACTGGCCAGCGGTCAAAGAGCCAAGCACTTCGAGCAGTCCACCGTTGCCGATTAGACCATCGTTGTACATGACGCAGATGTCCGAGAACGTATCCTCGTCTACGGAAGCAGGGTCAGTCCCGTGGGCGGTCAGATATGCTTTGACTTGCCTACGAACTGACCCGATTACTTTCCCCGTTGTTCCTTGTAATCAGGAGAGGTAACTTTCGAGATATTGTCCATCACTTCAAGCTGAATCGAGAACGGGAACAGTTCTTCGATCATGTCGTAAGTGATGGTGTTCATGTCAAAGCCTTCTTGCTCTGGCACAAGTAGCTTGAACATTTCGGTGATGCGCTTCTCGCTGGTCGCTTTGTTCTTTGCGGCTTCGCGCATTGAGCGGCCTTGGACGATTACGTCATCGTCCGTGTATTCAACTTCTGCGTTGCCTTCGTATGTCTCGTGGTCTTTGATAAAAGGCGCAGAAAGTTCGGCGTAGTATTTTTCTACTTTGTCAGCGTCTGGCGTTTTGATGGTTTCGTGCATCGCCTCCAGCTCTACTGTCAGAGGCACTTTCACTTTGAATGTGTGGCCACCCAAAACGAATGAGCGAATTCGGATTGCGTCTTTTTTCTCGGCGAATGATGCACCGAAAGCGTCTGCTAGTTGCATGTTGTGTCCTTTCTTCTGTTATGTTGCTTTGGCAAGTTTTGCCGCGCGTTTTGCTTGTCGTGCTTTGTATCGTTTCAACTGGTTGTCGAGTTCGTCGCCCAGAATCTTGAGGACGTATGCGCCAGAGCCTTCTAGTGCTGCGCGAAGAAAAGGCCGAGCGGCCATCTTCGACGTTCCGAATTCTACCGCAGTCGCACGGGCATCGGATTTTACGCCGACAGTTTTCATTGTTTTGTTTGTTGCTTTGCGTTTTGTCCGCTGGTTCAAGTAAGCAGTTCGCGCAAGCTTAAAGCCGGGGGCAGTAGTCACAGATGCAATTGCCACGTCACCCTGACTGACATATTTTGACCGGCGGTCGCGTCCTGTGGGTTTACGGGCTTCGATCTGCAATGAGTGTTGTAGTGCGCTAGTATCGACCGGCACAAGCGCACGGGCGGTTTGCAGAGCTGGAACCATGGCCTTACGCAACGCCTTGGTCAAAATCTGGTTTGTGTCTCTGGCTCCGAAGTCTGATTCGATCTGGCGCAGAACTTCGTTGAGTTCTGCCAGACCTTCGACTCGGAATGTAACCTTGTCAGACATTATCCTTTTTGCTCGATGATGTTCTTAAATATCGAGTTGTTCAGATCAATGACGAATCGGGTGATTTCATCCGGCGTCATTTTGTCGGCATGGTTTCGGGCAATTTCATGACAAAGATAAATGCCGGTGATGCGCTGCTGCGAATAACCGAACCAATTTTTAACGCCGGAACCGGCTTGGTTGATTAGGTAAGACAGCAGGTCATTCGATGACTGTATCTGCATTTTTTGGTTTCTTTTCTTGTTTGGCTTCTTGTACTACGACTGGTTTGAACGGGTCATCGCCAGCAGCTAGGCATTGAGCGATTGCATCGTCAATGTCTTTGGCGTCATAGATCTTGCCGTTTGCGAATTGAACTTTCATTGTAAACCCCTTTGTGAACCCCCGCCGTTAAGCGGGGGCTTTGCTCGATTAAGCCGAGTTCGACCAGCCGTATTGACCACCACGAGGATGGATAGTGAAGGTGCATTTCGCTTCGGCACCCGGATTGCTGTCAATGGTGAATTGACCAACGCGACCATTAAATGCGTAGTACACGACATTCGTGCCATCGGTTGCAGAGATAACATAGGTGCGGTCAACTACACCGCTGTAAGCATCGCCACGCATAAGCAGCAGGTTGACATCGCTAGGATTCCAAGCGGCGGTAATGGTCATCGAAGTCGGAGCAGCTTGCACCGGAATCTTGTCAGACTGACGAGCACCAGCTACGGCGAACGAAGCAACTGCATCGTCTTGACCAAAAGCAGGGATGGCTTCAACTGGCAGGAGGTTGCCCGATACAGCAATTGCCGAAACGCTGGCAACGGTCGACAGAGCAGAGACAGCCAAAGGTGTAGGGCTGGAAGTAGGCTGGCAGTAAAGCGATGCGCTAAAGCCGGGTAAAACCTTGTTTGGTAGAGCCATGATTGTTCCTTTGTGGAGAGTTGATTGATTCTATCTTGTCACGTTGGAATGTCTAGGGTGCAGTCAAGTATTATTTGCTGCAATCCTATCTCATTGTCGTATGTGTTGTACAGCCAAAAGCAGTCGCACTTGGCAACGTAAATTCCGGTCGAGCCACCAAACTGACCGCTGTATCCATGTAGGGCTTGAAGCAGAGAGTTCGACATCGTAAGAGCATCGTTAAAGTTCTGGGCAAAGATGCTCACTTGAAAGATTGGGCGGTCAATGCCTTTGACGCTTTGTGTCGTGCCTGTATATACAGGTTGATGTACGTTACGAAGTTGCCATGTGACGAACTTTGGCTCGGTCGCAAAGTTTCGGTTGAAGTTTGCATAGACCGGAACCGGCGAAAAGACGTTGGCAAGCTGTGTCTGTATTGCTTTCGCGTAATCGACTGGGTTTTGCTGGGTGGTCATACCGGCTCCACAGGGTCGTTGCGGTAGCAATAGAACGTGACTGTCATGCGGTCGTTAGATTCGCGGCAGTCCGTGATTCGCCATTCGTTGTTACGCCATGTAAACGAATACAGGTTTTGATTGTCTACAATCTGCCGTGTGTTCGGCGTGTAGTTCAAGGTCATTGTCACCAAGTCAGTGTAGACCCGATAGCGGTCAGAGATCCGCAGACTGTTTGCCACATCGCCAATGATGCCGCGCGTTTCAAACCATGGCGTAATGCTTGTGGTTTGGTCGCCGACATCGTTCACACCATTGATGACGTTATTGACGGAGAGATTCTCATACCGAACGATTGTGCCGGTTGTGCGTTTCATTACATCACCAAAGGCTTGTAAGGACGCAGCAATGTCGCTACACCGAACGGAACTTGTGCTTTTGTACCCACGCTATCCCCAACGGTGTCGCGGTTGTTGTAGAGGCTCGTCAGCAGCATTAGGCCAGCTTGTTTCACTACCGGGTACTGGGCAATGATGCTGGGGTTCGTTTGGTAGATTACTTCAACCG